GGTTCCATACTTTAGCTGCTACGGGTATTTTAGGGAAACTAACTGGAACAGGCCTTCAAGCAGGTTCTTTAGTCACTGGCGGTGCTTTAGGCAGGACTTTGGCTACTCCAACAGCACAGAGGATAGTCGCTGGTCAAACAGCGCCTCAGATGGGTGTTCAAAGAATGTTACAGGCTGACGCCACAGGAAGGACAGCAGACATACTAGCCAGAAGTATCGGTAGAACAGGTCTGCTAACAGGAGGACAACAATGAAAGACAAAGACCACAGTGTATCGTACACATCCATTGATTACCACAGTATGTGTGAGCGGTCTAAAGATCGCATCAAGAAGATGCAGAAGGAAGGAATACCTACGCCCCATGACCCTAAAGAGAAGCCAGAGGACGTAGGTAAGTCTAACGGTTACTCCATATTCTTCATGTCTTGAGGCCACTCCCATTGTGGGTCAGAAGTAGTGACCACAGTACACGCTGGCAACATAAGAATAACCAACGCCAACACTCTACAACTCACAGTTGTTTCCTGTACAGGCCAGTTGTTGTGATCCTTCGGTCATGTCGCTGGCCTCCTCTATGTCCCAAGAGATGTCCTTTGGGAAGTCCTTAGCTAACTGGTTGTACGTCTTCTTGTCCACAGGTTCGTAAGGAGCCTGTTGGTACGTGTGGTCTGAGTAGGGTAGGAAAGAGATACCACTGACCTTATCAAACTTGTTGTACAACCACTGTCCCACCTCCAGAAACTCCTCGTCACGGTAGTAGCAAGTCATGGACGGCTTGTGTTCACACCAGTAGTCCTGATAGATCTCCCATAGCTCTAGTTGCTCCATAGCACCCATCTCTGAGGCTGTCACAGCGCCCTCAGGAGACGCGATAGGGAAGGAGAATACCCTAGTACTGGGTGACATGAGATCGTCCTCTACAGGCACTCCTGCGGCCTCTAGGACGCTACAAAGTGGGTCACGAGCATCTGCGCGTACTCTGCGTATGTATTGTGCACTATAACGAGGATGGATACCACTAGCGCTATCGACCAACTGACTAACAGTACCGCTAGGCTTGAGCGCAGTAATAGCGGTAGAAGCGTTGATTCCCAGCTTCTCAGCCCAGAGCTTGTTAGTGTCGATAGCTTCCTGACGCATCTCCGTAAGCCACTTCTTAAGTTTAGCATTGTCTCCTCTCCCAGACAGCAACGGGTGATCCATGATGCCTGTCAAGGATACTCCCAGCAGTGCCTCTTCTTCCGTGTTTACTCTCCAAATATTTCTGAGGTATCTGAAGTTTGTGAGGGTAGCCTGAAGAGTCCCAAGGATAGTCGCAACCCGAACTTTTCGTTTGAGACTTGCGAGTGTATCCTGTGGCCTAACAACAACCTCTGAAAGATTACAGAACTGGTAGGGTCTGAGGATGATTTCGCTACACGGATTAGTTCCGAAATCATAGGTAGCATCTCTTCGTTCATTTCTTGCAGCTTGTTTTTGACTTGCGACTCTACTAAAGACGCCTCGTTCTCCAGATCGTGATTCATATAGGCTACTCCACTCGTTGAGAAACGCTTCAAAGTCTGGCTTCTCTGTGTAACACGCTGAGTTATTCGCCAGACCACGCTGGGGTTCTTCTACCCACCACTGTCCGTGTTTGCATCGTCGGAGTCTATCATCTGTGAGGTTACTGAGGCTGATGAGTGCTGATCGTCTGACTCCTCCAACGACAACGATTTGAGCAATCTTGCAGCAAAGATCGTGACATTCAATGGAGCTAAGTTTTCGTCCAGCAGCTTCCCGAAACAAGTCCACCGTGAATCTGAACAAGTCGATGAGAGGTTCAGGGCCACTTGCACGACCTCCGAAAGTTTTGAGCGGGGCACCTGCAGGTCGTACTCTGCTAACGTCCCATCTGGGAACCTGACCTGTGTACAACAGTGATACCAACTCCCTAAACGATTTCGCCCATCCGATTTTCGAATCTGCAACATTGATAACTGTATCTGTTTCATGGAACTCCTCCGCCACCTCCGGTAACTTTTGTATGTACTGTCGTTCAACACTAAAGCCTACGCCTGTGCCACACAGAAGGACGTACATAAGTTCGTCAAACGCCTTAGGGTGATCTATAGGCAGATAGCTACAGTTAAACCCTGCTACGTTGTCACGCTCCAACGCCTCACCAGCAGTCATCAGTGCCCTCATGCTGGGCATTACATCTAGGTTGTCAATGGCTGTAAGTATTTCATCATAAGACTCTTCGATGTCAAACTTATTTGCAAAGTAATTGACGTACCTTGCTACTGTCTCTTCCCAAGTCTCCCTACGCTTCTCCTCAGGCAAGTACCTAGCGTACCGTGACTTGTGTATGTACTGTTGGTATGCGTCCATCTATTCTGTTACTCCTAGTGTTTCGTTTATGATTGCCTGTGCCGCTAACTGTAGGAGCATGTACACTCCATCAGGGTACTGCTCGTTGGACGCTACTTCAAACATCTCACCGTCCTCGTACATGACCACGACTACCTTTGGTTTCCTGCCTTCGTCCTCCTGTATCGTCGCCTTTGCAGCAAACGCAGCTAGAAACTCAGCCGTGGTTATCTCCTTTTCTTCTGTCTTTGTTCCAAACTTACCTTCTATGATCTTCACAAGGCAACCTCCTTGATGAGCCAATCTAGGTACACCCTAGCCTTCCTGAGATCCTCTATCCCGTTCTTGTACTCGTATCTCCAGAGGTACTTCAGGCAGTTACCCTTGAGGTATCCCTTGTACTCCTGCGGGTGCATGGACGCCTTGATTGCTTCGATAGCTTCGATAGCGCCCTTGTTGTAGTGATCAGGCTGGGTCACAGGATTATGTTTGTCACTAGGGTGAAACAGTTTACCTGTGAAGGTCTTACTCTTGCTCACCTTGTCCCACTCCTGTGGCGGTACATCGTCTATGGATTTATAGTCTGTCCACTCGTTCTCACCACTGCTCTTCATAGTACTCTTCCTCCTCTAGCTCTTCTTGAAACTCGTCTAACCTTTTCAGAAGTTTGTCTTCAAATCTGTCTAGTAATTCTTCAGAGGAAATCTGCAGGGCTTCCAGAAGATCGTCAGGGTCGTACAACCGCAACAAACGATCCTTAATTTCTTCTAGTGTCAGAGACATAATCGACTAACTCCTTAAGTGTATCTATATTGTACCATAAAATATTGTGTTTGTCACACCACTCTGCCATAGTAAGTTTGGTACTTTTACTCACTTTCTGATTAGGCTTCATCAGGACAAATATGAGTTCGTACGTCCACGGTATCGACCTAGCGACCGCTCTATACTTCTGCGTGTCTCCTGCACGAAAGTATCCTTTGCACTCAATGAGGTACGTCCGTCCGTTTTTCTCGTACACGAAGTCTGGTGTGTACTTCCGTTCGATGATGTAGTCCACTTGGAACGGCTCGTAGCTAAAGCCAAATGGTTGTAACTGCGTTGCGACATCTCTCTCAAACTCCGACCTGAAGTTGCCTAGTTTAGATTTCCGTGACCTTCGGCTCATTGACTACCTCTGTTAAATATCTTGGCCCACTTGAGTACAGGAACGTTCTTACTCCGGGCCAGCAGGTATGCTTGTAGGGACAGTAGGAACAACCGACGGCGAGCTTCATGTTTCCACTTTTGCCATCTGGTACTGCCTCGTGGCAATGCTCTGGTGCGTCTGGTTGCTCCACTAGCTTTTTTACGCGTTCAATATGCTCCTCTATGTCGTAAGAAATCTTATCGTGAACGGGAGCCTGTGTGTCCTCAGAGTCGTACAAGAGATACGTCAGGTGTCCGTTCTGTTTGTCCATAGCTAACCAACCAAACGATGTTTCACCTTCGGAATGTGCATATCCTTTAATCTGAGCAACGTATCCAAACGGATCATCATAAGCCAAACTTCCGTCCTTGAATTTCTTAAACCCAAAAGAGGACACGCTCTTAATATCAGTGACAACACCATCAATTTTGCAGTCCATAGACCCCGTAATACCCGCAACCTCACATTGTTTTTGTTCATCAGTAACCTCGTGTCCTGAGAGTCTAGTGAGAAACAACAGCATCTCTTCGATCAGATGCCCGTACATAAACTTGACGTAAGTGTTAGGAGTCATCTCCTCCTGTACGTCAGGGTTGTTCACTACGTTCCAGAGATACCTGTTGTCGCGCCCAATGTTGGACATACGCAGCTTACGTCCGTCACGCTTCTCTGTGAACAGGTTAGTCATCAGTCGCTTACAGTTTTCACCAAAGCGGTCTATCTCATCGTAGAGGTCAACACCGTCAGCAGGAGTTTTCTCAGAGACCACCTTGTAGATATCGTCTACCAGTGAGTAAAGTTTGTTCATTGGTGTTGCTCCATTAGTTCAGAGATAGAGTCTCTGGCTTGCTCTGGTGTGCAGTTAAACCACTCACCCTTGCGGTCATACGTTTTCTCTAGTAGACGGTGTGCATCTGACTCAGCAGATCGTCGGTCAGTCACAGACCAGCAGGTAAACAGAGAGTAATCTCTGAACGGTGACGAAGTTTGGTATCCGTTGAGTCTGTCCTCTGAGTCCACAGCCATGCCCACCTTGACCCACTCAGGGAAGTTGGGGTTGGTTATGATGTACACCTGTCCCTCAACAACCTCATCAAAAAGGTTTCTTAATGTCGTTTTAATTTTTCTAAGTCTATTGTTTTTAGGTAGAAGACCCATAGCAACAAAAGCTGCTTCCATCCCCTCTTCCTTGTAGATTTTATAATAAGGATGCTTGGGATTTCCTAATCTAAAACGACCTTCTGGCGTAGTCATTCGTGATTTATTTTCTAAATAGCGATCATAAGGTATTTCTACGTTCATTTTAGTCTCCTTAGTGTGTCTCCGACCACGTTGATCCAACTTTGTACTCTCCGTCGAGAGGGCATCTGAGTTGAAATGAAATACCAGCCGCCTTGATGCACTCAACTGCGAGCCAGCCGAACTTCTCTGCTTGTTCTGTAGCCACCTCCGATTGTATCTCGTCATGTACGTTCCCTATAAACTTGTAGTCTATCTTGTGTTGCGTTGCGTAATCGTCCAGTAACACCAGAGCCTTCTTCATAATGATAGCACCTGCCGCCTGTAGTAACGTGTTCAGTGCACTATGTTCTGATCTGACCCAGAGTTTCCGTCCGTCGAGTCCGATGAGGTGACCCTTCCTAGACGCTTCTCCAACTCGATCTCGTAGAGCTTCAAGAGAAGGTGTATTTCGTAGAAAGCGCCTCCTAAGTTTTCTGCCATCTCCTGCAGTTCCTCCGACGATGCTTCCAATCTTTGCATCTCCTGCTCCGTAGAGGAAAGCATAGATGAAAGTCTTTGCCTGAGGTCTAGTTGCAAGTCCTGCAGCAGTTTGATTTCTGGTGTGAATGTCTTCTCTAAGTAGGACATCAGTAAACTCCTCGTCTCCCATGTAGTGAGCCAGCATACGTAGCTCTAGTCCACTAGCGTCAACACCCACTAGCTTACGTCCCTCTGGTACAATCCAGCAGTCACGGCACTCCTTGCCAAACTGTGAGTTAAC